CTTAGGTTTTTCTCTAAAAAATAAAAAATAAAGTCCAAAAAAGAATGCCGATAGGCAATAGAAAATAGCGTCCGTAATCCAATAGGAACTGGTCCATTTCATTACCAGAGCAAATAGGGCATCGAATCCAAGAGGGTTGAAGAAAGTTGCTAGGATCAGGATCCATGTCCCCATGATCTTCTTCTGCTTGTGTTTTAATTTGGCGAATACTGTCACTTTCCATGGTGTTAGGTATTTTCTCAGTTGAGAAAAAGATTAATTGAATAAACTGAGGATTTGTAAAATCTAAGTTATTTATTAACTACCACTTAGGTTCAGGTAGTGGACACGATTCTTCTTTAGTTGCAGTCTTTGCAAAAATATAACAACCGCACTCTCCACATTGACCACTTTCTGCTAAAAACTTATCGCATTCATAACAAATGGCAAGCCTTTCATTACGGATAATCTCTCCTACAAATAGTTCGTCAAATATTCCCTTTAATTGGGTTCGAACTTCCTTTGATTTACAGTTCTTGCAATCGCTCATGCTCAAGTTGAATATAATTTTCTAATAGAGTATTATACTGCTCACGATACTTTAGAACAGCCAAGTCTTTAGCTTTTGCCTCAACCTCAATATCTAGAGCCAATCCATACGGATTGATTTTTTCGTAAATGTAATCAGCATGTGATCTAGCAATAACTGAAGAATCTTCGAATGTTTTCTTTGAACTAGAATAGTGAGTTAGTGGAGTACAAGACCAAGTAGAGGCGGCAAGCTTTAGAGCAGCTTCTTCAGTTAGGCCGCTTGTATTAAAACGATGATGATGAAAATCAAATGTAATTGGTGTTCCGATACGAGAAGTAACTAGGTCAAATAAGTCTTGAACTGAATATTGAGTAGCCTTATCATCATTTTCTACAACCAATCTTTTTTGTGCAGATTGACTAAGTAGGCTAAAGTTTTGACAAAAACGATCTGCTGCAGATTCTTTATCGCCATAGGTTCCGCCTATATGGATATTAATTGGAAATTGATGTGTAATTTGTAAACCCATAAGATCCATAATTTCAGCATGCTGATTTAAGTCCTTAATGGTTTTTGTAACAACACTTGGATTAGGCGATGGTAAAACATCAAATTGGCCTGGGTGCATCGATAACCTGATATTATTAGCAAGCACAAATGTGCCAATTGCTTGCATATCTGGTAAAATATCTTTGAAATTTGGTAGTTCTTGAATTTCATATTCTGACATCCATGGAAAAACATCACTTGACATACGATAAACATAGATGCCATTTGCTAGATTCCATTCTAGTATAGTTAGAATATCTTTGATATTTTGATGAGCTAACTCGCCACAATATTGCACGCCCTTTTGCTGAAATGTTTTTTTAATCATTCCACGGTTTGCAGTAACCTTTCTATCTAGTGATAGGTTAATACAGCAATATCCAAGACGAGTTATTTCATTTATCATGTATCTAATATACTAAAGATTTTTCATTTTTGTGAGCTCTTCGCACTTTTCAAATTCTTCTTGACCTTCAAAATAGTTTATCATTTCTATTAAAAGATCTGACTTTTCCTTTTCATCAAATGGAATATCATCTGGCCAAGTAAAATTATTAGATAGAAGATGTTTGTACATTTCTTCCATCATATCTATGTACATGCTTTCTAGCGCAGCTTTATAATCAATTACTCGCATTCTGATAGTTGTTTGTAGCTTTACGAATAACTTCAATTACATCAATTGCATCGTCTACTCCATCGTGAGTTACATGATTTTCAAGACCAATTCGCTCTTTACATTTTCCAAGACCAGGTAAAGACTCATCATTTTTCCAATCAGTAACTAATACAGCTGGATCAATAATACGATTACGAATCTTGATTTTAGTATTCCAAGTTGGAATTAAGGTTTCCAACCAAACTTTATCAAATGATGCAAAGTTTTTACCGGCGGCATTGATAACTACTCGGTCTCCATCAACTTCGCAACCGTGAAACTGCAACCAATTTGCAAATGCCGTTGCAACCATTTGAGGAGTTAAAATATTATGTTTCTTACGATAATCTCCGCGATCTTCTTTTTTGATCTTATCCATATCGGCAATAATCTTAATAAGATTCATATTCATATTAATAGCAAAGGCCGAACCTGTATATTGAGGATGCTCAATTACACAATTAAATTTAGGCAATTCGGAAATTGGCTTAACATCATTTGTGTCCTCAATTACTGCGCCAATCTGTAGGATCTGACATGTGTGTGGATCCAGTCCAGTGGTTTCTAAATCAATTGATACGTATTTCATTTCTTAAATTTTATTATAATATACTAATCTAATATGTCCCATGGCAAATCATCATCAGATATTGGAGTTGACTTTTTAGATGGACTTGGAGAATCTCCAAAAAGATCGTTCATGATTTCATCATCAGTCATGTCTTGTTCATCTAAAATTTGATTAGATTTTGTAACATGGATTTGAGTTGCTTCAATTGTATTGAAGTATTTGATTTGACCGTTTGGACTTTCCCATTTACGACCAGCTAATTTATAACCAACTTGAATTTGATCTCCAGCATTTGCAAAATCTAACATTTCGCATTTTTCTTGAATTGCAACAAAAGTTACATACTGTGGGTACTTGTCATTAGTTCCAACGACAAATTCTCTTTTCTTAAATTTTGCTGATACAAATTGGGTTTCGTCTACCTTAATTAAGGTTCCACTAAATGTTGACATATTAAAAGTTTGGGTTTGTTATTTTTAAATCATAATTATTAAATCCAGCAAATAGTTCTCTATCTGCCTCTAATCTAGCATCGACTGTATGTCCTGGCATTACTCTTTCACCAAGTCTTTGACGACGAATCTCTTCATCAATATCAAAAAATATTACAAATGATTTTGCACGATCTTCTGGCGAAAGATGGGATAATCCGCTTGGTGTCATAATAAAAACATCATCTCTGTAAAATTGTTTTAGTGTTGTACCATATGTCCATCCATTAAAATCAATTACTTCATAAAATTCTCCAGTATCTGTCATTTCTTTACAAGTTTCCTGACTTAAAAAGAAATAATCCTTTCCATCAACTTCTCCAGGTCTAGGCGGCCTGGTTGTATAACTTACTGCATAAGTCATGCCTCTTTCTTCAAGGCGTTTGCGCATAAAATCTTTGCCTGATGCGCCAGGTCCTACTAAAATAATTCTTGGCATTTATATTGTTCTTGTTTTTTCGTATATTGCTTTAATAACTGGAAATCTTAAAGAATTTTGACCATGCTGATCAGTGGTTTCTTCAAAATATTGAACTGTAATTGTTTTACCTACAATTTGATTAGGGTTTTTATAAAATTGACGACGTTGCTCTATTGAAAAACCTGATCCAACTCTAACTTGATTTCCCTTATGTGTAATAAAAACATTACCTAACATTTCTTCTTCAACTTCACGGCCATCTTCAATAACTCTATGTGTTGAATTTTCAACCCCTTCTACAATATATTCGGCATCATAGAATTTTTTAACTTTAAGGATCTCATCACTACGCTTTCCAATATATTGGGTGTCTTTTCTTAGCATTAGGCCTTCCCAACCCTGAGCAGTTGAATTAATAATTTCAGTTTGAAGTTGTTCTTCTGATTCAATTAAAGTTTGCTTTAGGATTGCAGTATTTTTTAAGTCAATTCCTCCAAATAACAGAGCTGCAATTGTAATACGGTCCCTAAATTTTCGGTCGACCGATGAAGTTTGACTATTAAATTCATCCAGCGTTAGGAAATCAAATACCAAATACTTTGGATTTTTTATTGTATGATTTTTTCTGCCAATCTCTTTGATAATTCCTTGAAAATCTTCTTGGCCGGATTCATTCATCATACAAACTTCACCATCAAGTACAGTATCAATTAGATTTAGTTTTTTAATATCAGTCTTTAGTGTATCTAGTGTCAAGAATTCATTGCCGCCTCTTGAAAAGAATTTTACCTCGCCTTTATCATCAATTATGGTAATACAGCGAACTCCATCTAATTTACGGCTCATATACCAGCCATCTTCTAATTTAACCTTCTTTTTTGTCTTATCATCATATGGTAAGGCTAAAGCAACATCAAAGGTTGGAATAGTTCCAGGTAATACTGAATTAATTAGAGTAGTAGTTGCACGAGTTTTTAGGTTGCGATCTAAGATACTATAGATCACTTCTGAGAACTCCAAATTTTCTGCTATAAATCCATTCACATAGGCAATTGCAGTGTTGCC